AGTGGAACATATGATCTTGTTATTGACGGTGCTGTTGATGATATTAAGTCAGCATCCGATTGGTCATACCGTAACAAGTTTACTTCTAGTGAAACATTAGCTGATGGAGATTCTTTTGGTTATGTGTCACAGTTAGTAGGCTACGCTAAAGCGTCTAACAAAAAGCTTGGTGGTTGGTGGGTAGTCAACAAAGCAAATGGCGATTTTAAATATGTACCTGCCTCCTCAATTAACGAGGAAGAGGAACTTAAAAAAATTAAACAGACTACTAATATAGTAAATAGTAATAAGTTTGAGCGTTGCTTTGAGCCTGAAACTGAGTACTTTAGAGGTAAGCCTACAGGCAATACCATACTAAATAAAAACTGTAGGTTTTGTTCGTACAGACAGGCATGTTGGGATATAACTGAACTCCCTGCTGTGAAGTCGCAAGCTAGAGAACCTAAGATAGTGTCCTATATATCTATGGCAGAGGAGTATACATAGTGGACGCTAAACAATTCATTGCAGCACGTAAATACGGATACCGTAGTGGTCTTGAGCTAAAGATAGCTGACTATTTAAAACAACAGAAATGTAAATATAAATACGAAGCCTTGAAGATTGAGTGGGAAGACCTTACATATAGAACCTACACTCCTGATTTCGTGCTGTACAATGGAATCATTATAGAAACAAAGGGTATGTTTACGACTGCAGACAGAAAGAAACATCTTGCTATTAAGAAACAACATCCACAGTTAGACATACGCTTTGTTTTTGAAAACAGTAATCGTAAGTTAAGGAAGGGAGCAAAGACTAGGTACTACCAATGGTGTAACAA